CAGGGAGTTTTTTTGCACACGTAAGATCGAGCCTTTGTTAGTATTAACCTCGTTCACGCACTTACATGTGAGTTTTTTAAGTAGTTATATAATGTTTGTTATATCCAAGAGTTGATAGAGTTATCTTTCGGTACTGTTTTATAAGCACTAGGCGAATCAGGACCGGCGGGCAGCTACTCTACCTTGTTGTGAAGACATGAATGCATATGAGCCTTCGTTATTATAAACCTCAGCCGCATTGTAATGTTTATCAGCCGGAAATTTCTTTAAAGATTTTTGTGATATGCAGATATTTGCTATTAGAGATATATGGGTTCGTGGCCTTACCACAATCCTCCTTTAAGACATGGGAGTATATATGTCAGACCCACCAAGTCTTGCAAGCTTACTGTAGCTTGCAGAGAACTTTATATTATTACCTTTAGCTTATTGTAGCTAGAGATGTTTTATGTCCTGTATTGTGTTTACCATATTACCTTCAGCTTACGAGCTGGAGATGAGCTGGCCGCACAGCCTTGTGCCTTTGTGACTTCGGTTACATTGGCTACATAGAAAAGCGATAATGGAACGAAACGACCATAATTTGGTTGCGTATGGGTGACGATTTTGCAGAACTGTCGGGGGGTCACTGAGAACGCGTGTTGAAATGGAACTTGATAAAAGGTAAAACCATCAATCACACGCCTTGTAGGTGACCTGTATGTCAGGTATGTTTTGAGTCACAAGCGTAATCGTAGGTGTGCAATCAGCGACACTTGTCTTTATTTTCCCCTCACGGGGGTCGGACTGTGGCTGGCAACTGTGCTTCTGCTCTTTCGGCGAGTGATCTTGCCAATAGAAGGAGTGGGGCTTAAGGCCAGTCCTTTTTACTGAAAACCAGCGGAGTTCCTCGCTTCGTCTGTCGCTCAACCTCTACATTATGTTGACTAGGTATAGAGACAGTGCTCTCACTGAGTGCATCAATAATCCTACCTCAGGCACTTTAAATGAAATGAAGCTGTTATCTTATGATAGACTATGTCCCGTGCCCACGGACAGCGGATCTACCTGAGCACCAATGGGCTCATATTATGAGGCCCGCACGTATGTGCAACCCCCGCCTGTGCTCCTTCAAGAGCGAGCGCATGGCAAAAACCGACCGGCGAGTCAAAAAGTCCTCGAATGAGGCACCGAGCTTCTCTGAAGCTTTCCAATGCACCCAGGTGCATCCCACGAATGTGAAAGAACCATACGGCCGGAGTGCCGTTTCAGAACCATACGGCCGGAGTGCCGTTCCAACCCTCAGCTTGAGAAACAACGAAGAAGAGTGGTTCGAGATACAGATGTCCTGTTCTACCGCCAACAAATGGCTTAAAAAGCCTATCACGCGTGCAAAGGATTCAACGCGGAAACGCGATGAGACCGCAGCTATGCGTGCAGCTCACGAATGGCAGGACAGTCTGTCCTCATCCAAGGCAGCGTCTCCGGCGCTTCCTTCGGACCCGCCTTCGGCGCTCTCCGCGCCTGAGGCCGTGGCGCTTTCTTCGGCGCCCCCCGCGCCCACAGTCGTGCCCCCTGCGCCTAAACGCGTGACCTTCAGCGCTGAGACGCGCTTGACCGAAGCTTTGTCACAAGCCACGCGCACGCGCCGTGCCAAGCATCATATCAGCCGCCGTCGAAGGTCCAACTCACGGGCCGAATTCGCAGAAACGGTTGATGTCTACAAATGGATGCGCCCACGGAAAACAAAGGAGCAAGCCATCGCAATGTGTGGAATCTTGTTTGGTGATAAGAGCGCTGTAAAGCCTCGTCACTACCACACCCTGCACAGATGGGCCAAAGATGCACCAAAAGCTGTCATCGCGGTCTCTCGGGAGTCTCCAATGTGGACCAAGCTCAACAAACACGAGCGCAAAAGCGGACGCGCCTCTATTAAGGCCCTGAGGTCTTATGTCTACTTGTTCTACTCGGACATACGACAAGCTTATAAGCAGAGAATGGCGGTCATCCGCCGAGCTCGGCAATCGGGCGAACTCCAGGATCCCCATGGCGGCGTCGACATATTTGTTCGCAGCAAACCAGAGGTCCAAGCTGGTAACCCAATCTTGCCCAAATTCATGGGAGGCAAGAAAACTTTCGGTTCGTTTAACCCTCGTAATGAGGATGTGACGGATGACGAGGATGGACAGCCTGAGATTGAGCAAGTCGAGCTCTGTAAGAGTTGTAAGGCACACCCGAACAAGCCAAACTCCGAATGTCAAACATGTCAGCACTTGTCAATTTTCGAGAGGCTAGCATCGACCTACAAGGACTTTGGTAATACCGATGTGTTTCGCATTCTCATGAAAGTGCTCATGTTCATGCGGGCTCAAACAACACTCGACAAAGCACTCATCTTGGCCGACACCGCTGCTGAGTGGGTTGCGCGGAATGAACAGGCCCAAGTCCTGGTGGACATTGCAGCTAAATTGCTGTCCGACGTGCGTAGCGACTTGCTTGCTCGCATGTCTGATGGGTCTGCCACTGACACAATCAACCAGATGCTCTTCAGCGACGCTGATGGGGGTGCGTCATCGACCGCTGAGGCCAAGCTACAATCCGGCGATGCCGGTGGCTTGTCTGGCCTCATAGGTGGTTGGTCCACACTCACCTCCATTTTGTCTGACAAACGCATCAAGCAGATCACGACAGCAGTGTGCGCTCTACTGAGTGTCACTGCTGCTGCCTCATGTGGACAGAATATCAATTACGACTTCATTAAGTCCGCTGTCGAGATCAGTGACAACCTGACTAGAACTGCATCTCCGTTTGATCGCATTCTCCAGGGCGTGGATAATTTCATGTCTTTGGTGTATGCGTTCGCTACGAAGGGTTGGAAGGGACTCAAAGCCTGGGTCAATCCCTCAAGTGAACTGATCCTGATGGAGGAGCTCTTGCACTCTGTGCTTGACGAGGTTGACCACTTCGACTCGCTCGATATGCCAGGGCGAATGGCGTTCAAGACGAACATGGACAAGTTGAAGAAGTGGTATACGGACAATGTGGACTGGATGCGGTCAGCAAGCGTCAAAGACTTCATCATGAAGACTCGGGCAACCAAGCTGCTCAATGGCATTCGTGCTGGGGAACGCAAACTCTCCGCCTTGGAGCGAGGAAAGAACCGCCCCAAGCCGTTGACGATTGCCCTGCTTGCGGGATCTGATGTCGGCAAGACAACTATTCAGTACCGCTTGACAAACATCTGTCTGTCAGCAGCTGGCGTCCCGGTGACCAAAGAGAACCTTGGGTTGATGACCTATTATTGGCCACCTGGTTGTGAGTTTGCCGATGGGCTCCACCACGGAGTTGGATGTGTCATCTTCGACGACATAGGCTGCATTCACTCTGCCAAGCAACCTGAAGGAGATCCCGCAGCTGTCAATTTCCATCGGGTCGCAAACTGTGCTCCATTTCAGCCTCCCATGGCTGCACTTGAGAACAAGAGCAACATAGCTTGCCACCCGCAGCTCTGCATCCTGAGCTCAAATGTCACTGGCTTCGGTTTCGGTGACACGTTCAAGGTGCCATCTATCATGGATCGGCGTATCAACCACGTTGTGGTCACTCGCCCGAAGAGGGAGTACTCCAAAGGGGGTGTCCTTGATCCTGAGGCCGCTGCGAAGTGGAACGATACGGCCAAGGAGAATGGCGGCAGTGGTCCTGCGGAGAACTTCTGGGAAGTCCGCGTGTACTCCAGTGCAGCAATCAATGAGATCGTCTCGACACCCGGTCAGAAGATCCCTACGATGAAGGTGTCGACTGTGTGGACTCTAGTATTCCCTCAGGCAAAGGAGGGCGGTGGGCCAGTAGGTGATAGTGAGTGGGCGCCAATTGATGACTACTACAGTTATCTTGCTGACTATGCTGAATCATACTACGCGGAGCAGGAGAAGGTCAAGAACATGATTGAGAGCTACCAGGTTGATGTCGATCCCTATTTCACCACAAGGCGTGAAAAGAAAGAGAAAGCCCAGAAAGCTCTCTTGGAGGAGCAGGCCAAAGATCTTGAGATTCGAGCTGCTGCTGCTGCGGCGGAAGCAGAGCGGTTTGCTACAGCGCGCAAAGGGTGGTTCCAGGAGTTCCGCGACAACAGCTCCTTCCCCGGTTGGCCACACCGTCGGACCGCCCCCCCACCTGCGGAGGCTGAGGGACCGATCAGTTGCACACAGTTGATTGATCCAGATCCGTGGGCGCTGTTCCAGGCGGTCAGTAAAAGCGACCCCGCTGTGGAGCTTGGTCAGTCACCGGCTATTATGCAGGCTGCAGACCCTGAAAGCCTGAATGCAGCTATGGAGGCTGGTGCGAGAGCGGTTGGCGGATCGCTCGACTATTTACTGCCACTTCCTGCTGATGAGCATGAGGAGAGTGGGGGTTTTGAGAAGCTTCCGAGTCAGCTGTACTCGTACCATCCGCCACAGTCGCCACTCTGGCTGCGGCGGTTGATGCCTGCACTCAATGCTGTCACGCACGCTGGCGTGACTGTGGCAGCTGCCGCTGCTGCTGGGACGCTCGTGTACTATGGATGTGCAAGGGTGACACCCACGGTGTTCGGCTCTCTGTTTGGAAGTAGCGCAGTAAATCTCGTGGACACCACGTACGACGTTGCCTATCTAATGTGTATCCCTCGTGGTATGCGGAAGTTCCTCATAGCGATCCCTAAAACCTTGTGTTTTGTCAGAGACTACACTCGGTCCGCCATTGGTGGAGTGGCGTCTGCGACGAAGGCTATCTGCAATGGGGAGGCAGCTAAGAAGGCGTACACATGGGCAGCAGCTCCGCTCAAGAAATTGGGCGAGTGGGTCACAGCGAACAAGGAGGTCTTGAAGATGATAGCCATGGCTGCTGTTGTGACTATTGGTGTCACTGCGTGGTATCTGCGGAAGGGCAAGAATCAGACTGATACCGGCGAGATGCAGGCTAAGGATGACGCACCCAAACCTGGTGGCGATTCGTCTCCACCCAAGTCACCAACATCCCCTCCCCCCAAAGAAGGGGACTCACGAGCGCATCAGAATGACACCATAAAATCGTATTCGGATTTCGGGAAGAGGGACGGCCCAGGTCCATCAATGCCTGTCACGAGTTCGAGTCAAAAGGCACAGGTCGATCATCGTCCACAGTTGGTGAACAAGGTGAAGGAGAACACGTATGTCATTGGTCTGTATGACAAGGACAAGATTGCAATCCCCAAATCGGCTGGTCATGCCTTGTTCTTGGCCACGAGTTGTGTCTTTGTCGCAAATGCACACGTGCTGGCCAGGTTCAATGATGCCGCCTTTGTCTCATTCAGGCAGGTAGGATATCCGAACCAGCATGCGCAGCTCATCTCCACGAGGAATATCAAGCTGTCTTTGGTGCGTGCCTACACTGACCTGGTAGTTGGCAAGCTTGACAGGTGCAGCATCGCGAAAAAGCCCTTCGACCTTCTCGGTTATCTCCCGAATGAGGAGGTGACGGCGACTCTCCACGTCAAATTGGTCTCTAAAACAGGAGCGGCGGAGTTCAACGGACTCCAACCTCGTAAGATTGAGGCTGAGGATTGCATAGATGGCGAGGCGAATGTCGTCATGGGCCGGCTATACAGCAGGCCTGAGGCTAACGGCTACACGCGTGCTTTCAACAGCGCGCCTTTCTGTGGTTCCATCGAATCAACAAGCAAAGGCGATTGCGGCTTGCCATATGTCACGGGAACAAGCGGAGACGATGATACGGTGCCATTCTGTATCGTTGGCATCCATACTGGAATTCAAGACATTCCGAAGCGGGGTCTTGGAAGTCTCGTAGGCTGGGTGGGTGGCGACACCACACCTGAGGCGCGTGAGCTTCTGATCACGCCTCTCCATGGGGTGCGTGAAGTCATCGCCCAGTTGAACGGTGCGGTTCCCATGCCAGGGCACATGGCGGCGCCTCAGACGTCGCTACAGCAGGGCGCTCCTCCGTCATTCACTAACTTGCAAGACTACAAAATTTCGAATCTGGGCATCCCAGTCGACAGGCTAGAGAAGACTGTGCACTTCAAGTGTGTGACCAATTGGCTCGATCCTGTGCTCCGTGCCGCGCATGGGTGGCCTGAGCTGAAAGCTCCAGTGACTTCCCAGTTTCTGGGTGGCTGGCCAGGCTTCCGCAGTGACACAAACACTACGAAGTTCACCGAGAGTCCCTTGTACAGGTACATCGACTTCGAGGCTCTGAGCGGTCGGATCGGCATCGATGTGGTGGACGACAAGGTGTTGCCTGACTTTAGGGGGCGTGTGGGTGATACTCCTGATGGCACACGAAAGTTGGCCGCATGTCGCTGGCAAGCGCTTCTCCCCATGGCGACTCAGAAGCCTTTTGACCAAGAGAAGTACCAGAGGTTCAAGGCTGCTGCAGACATGTACAAGCACCGTCTGCTGAAGTACCCCGAGTGGCGCGAGAATCTGTTCAAGCTCACCACACACGAGGCGTGCAACGGCATTGATGGCCTGCGTGCAATGGAGGCGCTCAAGTGGACTACGAGCTCTGGTCACCCATGGAGCACGGCGAAGACTCAGCTCTTCGAGTTCACTGAGGATGGTAAGCGTACGCCAGGTCCCGAAGTCGCTCAGTGCATCAAGAATTTGGAGAAGAACTTGAGCGAGGGCCTGGTCTATCCTGTGTTCTCCGCGCAGGTGAAAGACGAGCCAATCTCGGTGACGAAGAACGACAAAGGGAAGTTCCGCGTTTTCATGATGAGTCCTGTTGACTTCACGGTTGTCTCCAGGAAATATCTGATGTCGTTTGTCCGCTGTATGGCTCTGTTCCCATTCACGTTCGGTGCTGCCGTGGGGATGAATTGCCATAGTGAGCAATGGACCCAGCTCGCGCATTTCCTCGGCGTCGGCACTGACACTGAGATCTTCGATGGTGATTACGAGGATTTTGACAAGCAGATGTGTGTCGAGCTTTTGCAGGTGGTGCGGGAGCTCATTGTTGACTTGCACAGAGGAGTCTTCTCTGATGCGGATCTCAAGACGATGGACAACATCTTGCGTGTCACGTACAGTCCTGTCGTGAACTTCTTTGGGACACTGCTGAAGCTCATGGCTGTAAATCCGTCGGGGAACATGATCACCACGCAAGGCAACTGCATTGCTGGTAACATCTACCTGCGCTACGTGTTCTACATGAAGCATGGCCACCTGCATCAGGAGATTCGCTTGGTTGGTGAGCACTTTGACAGGTTGGTGTGTGTCATCACGTACGGCGATGACTTGCTCGCTTCGGTCAAGGTCGGTTTCTCAGACATGTTCAATTGCAAGATTGTGCAGGATGTGCTGGCCGAGATCGGCGTCGGCTTCACGGATGCGGAGAAGAATACGAATACGAAGGAGTTCCGTGAGCATCATTTGGTGACCTTCCTCAAGCGCGCGTTCAAGCGTGTGGAGATCGAGGGGGATACGTTCAAGTACCAGTACTCTGCGCCTCTCGATGCGAAGAGTATTGGCAAGATGCTGCATTACAACCAAACTAGTGCGGTGCCGTTGCTCGACGTGCTCAAGTCGACGCTCCAGTCGGTTGGGAGTGAGCTCTACTTCCAAGGAAAAGACCCATTCGAGATCGTCCGTGCCGTAGTGGAGGACGGTTTGCGTAGCTGGGCCGAAGAGCAGCAGGTGCCCCTCACGGTGAAGGAGTACCTGTTTAAACCTTACGAATACTACGACCAGTGGTATCAGGAATCCGTGCAGTTCGAGAACGGCACGTACACCGACCCATGGTGCCCCGTACCAGACGATGTCCATTCCGTCAAACACGTGGACGACTCCCCTCTAAAAGCTGAGATGTACCCAGAGAACCAAACTGATGGGCGTATGGGGAGTCGGTGCGCTGAGCAAGCGTACCCAAATGCTTGTTCAGCAGGGCTGTTTAGCTCTAGGTCAGCGCCCTACGGTGCTCGGATAAGTGACCTGCCGCATGAGAGCCATGGTGAGCTCCATGTGAAAGAAAATGCACCAGCGAACAGAATGATTATTATACAATCGGGTGACCCCGCTCCGCTCACTGAGTTTAACGACTCGAGCGGTGTCAACACCGAAACGGTACCAGGCGCCGTGAATGCCACCTTTAAAACGGGTGGTATGCCTGGAGTTGGCCAGCTGAGCAACTGGTTCAACCGCCCCATTCTTCACAAGAGCCTCACGTGGAACGAGGACACCATGTTCTCCTACACATTCAACCCGTGGCTGGAGTTTTGGACGAAAGACGAGATGGTGAAGAAGCTTGCGGGCTACTCGCGTCTGCGATCGAAGATGCACATCAAGCTTGTCATCAACAGCACGCCGTTCCAGTACTCAATGGGTGTGATGTCCTACAAACCAATGAACATCCCCGGCAAGAAAGACTCGTTCTCCGGTGGCAACGCGCATACTACAAGTATGCCCGCAGGAGCAGCTTTGAGCGTGTTGACAACCCGCCCCCACGTGTTCTTCTACCCTCAGCTTCAGGAGGAAGCAGAGATGGTCTTGCCGTTCATCTACCACAAGAACTGGATTGAGATCACCCCCGAGATGAACGAGTTTGACACGCTTGGGTGGGTGAGTGTCTCGAGTGTCGTGCCCCTAAAGTCCGCAGCTGGCGCATCCTCCGTCCAAGGCATTGAGGTTGCGATCTACGTGTGGGCTGAAGATGTTGAGGTGAGCGGTCCGTCATACGTTCTGCAGTCCGGTGATCCCATGCCAGTGAGGCCTAAGCTCATTGGAGACATGGCATCTACGGACAGTGGCACAGCTGACAGGCTCGTGCTCGATGCGAGTAACTCAGTGAGTGATGAGGGTATTGACCACATGGACATTCGCAAGATCCTGGATCGCGACGTCGCCGTGGCCGTGGTTCCTTGGGCAGCGACTGATGGACAAAATAAGGCGCTGTGGATGGCTGATGTGTGTCCTGGATACTCATGGGGCGTTGAGGAGACTGGAGCGGTCACAGGCCAGAAGATCACGCGTGTGCAGGCTATCCCGTCTGCGCAGATCGCGGCTGCCTTTAACCTGTGGAATGGAGACATCACGTACAGCTTCAAATTCATTGGCTCGGCCTTCCACACTGGACGGCTGAAGCTCGTGTATGATCCAGCTGGCTTGACCGGCTACTCCTATGATGCTGACAAGGATCCACGTGTTATCACCAAAATCTGGGACGTGAGGAACAGCCCCAACTTCTCCTTCACGGTGCCATGGGCTTCATCCAAGGCGTGGCTACAGACTGGCCGTCTTGGCGGTCTTATGTGCAAGCGCCAGCGAAAAGACAGGATGTGGTCGGGACCAACGTTGCCGCTGGCGGATTACACTCATGACTCGTCACGGTGCAATGGCACTATCTTGGTGTCAGTCTTGAATCCTTTGATCTCCAATGATCCCTCTACTGCGACCAACATTGTGGTGAGCGTGAACATGGGAGGTGTGGACTTCATGGACCCAGTGGACCTAGATGTGCCGATCTCTTTCCAGATGTTGCAGAGCGGTGATCCTCCGGATCTCTCAGGCGATCCAGAGATGGAGACTCACAACTCTGTGCCAGCTGTCGGAATCGTGCCAGCGAGCAATGTGTATGGTGGAGAGAAGGTGAGAAGTCTGAAGACGCTGATGAGACGCTCGAGCAAGTATCGTTACGTCAAACTGATGCAACAGATGCAGACTCGCAACAACGAAGATATCTATTCTTACGGTGACTGGTATCCACATCCTCCTATCATAAATGCCACGTCGGTGAAGCGGAGTACGGGCTGGAGCACGTCGTTGCTCTTCCCAGTCATGCCGCTTCCTCCTGGGCGGCTGAGCGCCGATGTTGATGTGGGCACAAACACAGGAGAGCTTGATGGTGGCACCTTCATTCCCACTGGCCTCACAGAGGGTGTCTTAACTCGGTGCGACGAGGCAGCCCAGATGTATGTGAATCAGACGGAGCGGCTGTGCACCCCTACGGCTTTCTTCTCGCCGTCGTATGTTGGGTGGCGCGGTTCCCACATCTACAAGGCGAAGGTGGCATATAACGGCCATGTCACGGACTGGCAGGAGCTGTCGTTGTGCCGCAGTCAGTTCCCTCTGAGCGAGATTGTGAAAGATATGCACACGTGCATGCCGCTCGTCACCAACATTGGCTATGGTTCGGAACACCCACAGGGCCAAGTCGGTGCGATCATCAGGACGGTCGGCTCGGGGAGGGGCTGCTACATGTTGAATCCTGGGGGTGCAGGAATGACGCAAACAAATGTAAAGGAGCTTCCGTATACGGATGCAGAGTTCCCTTACTACTCCTCCTACCGCATGCATCCGTGTGGCCCGCTTGCGAACTACAGGCTGGCATACGAACATGAGAAGCTGTCGTGGAATCATTCGGACCTGGACACGCGCCCCCTCGGGGCAACTGCGTGCCTTCGGTCTGTTGTCCACTTGTCTGATGGGGCCACCAACGAAAATGTTGGACATCATCCTGACGTCCAGCTGTATCATAAGGTCGGCTCCGATTTTACGCTCTATTTCTATCTGAGCGTGCCCACGATGTGGGCATATGCCGACACCCCGGATGGGCAGCTGTCCTATCCGTGGATAGCAACTCAGTAGGTTAAACTCCTACAAATTTTCCCCTGGTGGAGCGCCACCAACTCTGTCCTTGCTGCAAATGCACCATGTGACAACGTAGCGACAGAGTATTAGTCGCTAACTTGCGTTTAATCCCAAAAAAAAA